CGATGTTGTCGGCACTCGGTCCAGGTCGGAGAATCTGACTTGAGATAGCACGACGAAGACCAGCGGCCTCTGCCGCATCCTCTTCTAGCCGCTCACGTCCGCGAGTGCGAGCCACCATGGCTGCATTCGCGGACGTGTCCCCCGGCCCTTCCGGTCCCAACTCAGCCATCGTCTTGTCGAGAAGGGACTTGTAAATCCCACGTCCCTCTTCACGACTCTTCTCGATGTCAGAGTCGTAGTCTCGAACCTGACGAAGGTAGTCCTCGTTGAGTGCATTGTTCTCTGCGACTGCCCGTGCCTGATCGTCACGCGCATACTTCATCACATCTTCAAAACGCTTGAATGCGTCTTGGCGATTTTGTTCGGCGAACTTCTCCTCGCGCTTCCTCGCCTTCTTCTTGGCTCTGCTGCCAAGGATTCCGCCGATAGCTTTGAGGCCAAGGCCAATATTGACTGGATCAACGGGCATCAGAATGCTCCTACTGTGCCAAGTCCGCGCTTGTTGGACTTGATTCTGTTGCGTGTCTCAAGTGCTGCAAGGATCGGTGCTGTGTTGTTGACTGGACCTTGAGCAGAGTACGACTGACCAAGAAGTTCGTTCAGAGAGAACTCATCAGGAGAGACGAGGTCTCGCATCGAACCTTCAAGATCATTCATCCCAGAACGGATAGCATTGTCGTATTGGTTCTTGGCCGACGTGAAATCATAGGGATTTGTGATCGAGGAAGCTGCGACACCTTCCCCGGCTCTATCGTAGGCTGCTTGAGCCCTACCACGGATGGTGTCGAGTAGAGATGCACCACGTCCCTGGAGACGAGCACGCACCTGTTTCTCGCGAGCCCCAAGTCTGGAGAGAGCGTCGTTACGTCCGAATTCATTGAGTGCTCCTCGTCGGTATTGACGGTCGATTCCTTGTTCCGCCTCTCCTCTCTGCTCTCCGATGATCCTGTTGATGATGTCATCAGCGGCATTGCTAGAGACAGACAAATACGGATCACCGAGGGTGGAGCGAAGTTGACTTTGAGCCCTCCCTTGATACCGCCTGTTCAGTCTGTCCATGATCTGAGAAGCGCCACCAGGACCGAAGCCCACACTCGGAATGGTACGAGGATCGACTCCAGATGGAAGTCCTTGCTCCATGAAGTCGAGTTCGTCTTCGATGTCTCGTGAGTACGGAGAGATGTCTACTCCCGCATTAGAGAAATCACTTCCGAGTCTGTTTCGTACTCCCTGTCGTCCGATGCCTGTGTAGTGCTTCACTCCTTCACTCTGTAACTGAGGAGCGAGCCACTTGTTTGCGGCATCGAAGTAATCCTTGTCGATCTCTCCCGCTCCATACCGACGTTGAAGATCGGTGTTGGTGGCATCAAGATCAAAGTAACGAGACGTTCCACCACCTTGGACCGCACGTTGCACGTTCGGATGATTGGGATCGACTTTAGTCAGAGAGAACGTGGCCGGGTTGAACTTGGGAGGAGCCGGTGGATCAGGAGGGATGGGAGGATTGGTATACCTCTCTGTGATCCTTGGCCCCGTGGTCGTCCCAGGACGGTTCGAGCTATCGCCCGTCTGCGGAGTTGGACCAGGACCAGCTACCGTGCCGCCAGCAGGAGGTGTCGTGGTGGCGTTGTGCCCAGGCGGATACGTTCCAAAGTAACGCCGGTAGGTCTCCGGGTCACTGAAGTCCAGTTCCCCCATTCCAAGCCATTCACTCATCGCTTCACCACTTGTCTGAGTGTATCACTGAGAGTATCGCTCTTCTCTTGTGACGCCTTTGTAGAACCGAAGAAGAAGGCGACGACTTGGTCTGCCTTCGCCGAAACGTAGCCGATGATTGTGCCGATCAACACGGCTTTGTTCGCGTCTCCGATGTCCAGGTTGCCAGCCAGGACCATCCAGACGGTGTAGAAGAATCCGGCGATGATCACGGTCGCCAGAATGCCCTGCATACTAGCAGCAACATTGCTCTTTGTCATCAGGGTGCGGGCACTCTTCCGATCGTCAACCTCGATCCGGAAGACATCGACTCCAAGGCTCTCCATGTGAACCTTGAACTCGTTGTCCGCAGCCTTCAGCTTGGACGCCATCTCCGGGTCGGAGAGGGACGTGATCATCTTGTTGATCTCGTCTGGTGTGGCGTTGTCCTTGCCAAGGACTTTCTTCGCGATCCAGCCAGCGGCAAGACCACCAAAGGGACCGGCAATCGCAGTGCCGAGAGCAGGAGCGATTGTCTTGAGTGCCATTCCGGCAGCGTCAGTCAGGAAGCTCATTCTGGTAATCCTTCTATTCCTTTTCGTCTCAACTCGTTGAGATACTCGTCTACACCTGGAACCTGTGCTTCAACAGGGTCTAAGCCGTTCACGATCCTGTTGTATTCATTCCTAGCCTTCAACTGGTCGATCATAGCCTTGTACTTGTCACCGAAAGCCGTCCTGATTGTTTCTTCCACGTCAGCAGTTATTTGATCCATTCCTTCATCGCTGAATAGATCATAGTTCGAGGGATCATCTCGGAAGAACCTACGGATAGTTTTACCGACAGTTCCGTCTGCTGAGTTTGCCTCGTTCTCTATCATCTTCCCGGTTGATTGATCATACTTGAAGAGAGCATTATCTTTGACTTCATCTGGTATGTTTTCCCAGTTTTTCCATATGTCTTCGAACTGCTCAAAACCCTCGCCTGTGTATTTCTTTGAGCCATATTCATGCATCTCTCTTCGGTGCAACAGTCTTTGAGCGTTCGGGTCTATAGCATGTCTCGCTTGGTCTGCGACTGCGTCGATCAGGTCTTGGTGGGAGTACTGGTTGATGAAGTGTGATTTCTCTGGGGTTCTAGAGGTAACGCCTTTAAGCCTATCCTTCAATGCACGGATCACAGGAGAGAACTCCTGTGTGATCTTTGGATCGATTGTGCTGTTTGGAGACAGGAGTTCCTCGATAAACTTCTCACGAGACAGGTGAGAGAAGTCTGTTGGGTAGACATGAGGAGCGATCTGTTTAGTTCCCTCTGTAACTGCCTCTGCGAGTTTTGGAATGCTGCCATCAGGAATGAGTTGTGTGATGGCCTTCGCTGCTGTGCTCGAAATCAAGTTGCGGCGAGATATAGGACCAGTGATCTTCTCAACTAGACTCGGCAACTTAGAAGATGCGTGCTCGACAACGGCAGGAAGGTTCTCTGACACGACGCTCGGGAGTTGTTTTGGAATCTCAGTGTTAAGGAACGAGGGCGTATCAGGTCGATACAAGTGGTAGAGCTGTTTTAGCTGATCGGTCATATCCATGAACTCATCGTCTCCCAGGATACTCCGCAGATACGGGTATTCTGCTCTCAACACAGGTTCTCCAACCATGTTGAGATCGTCATGACGATACTTGTCTCTAAAGAACGAACCGATAAAGCCTTGGAGTGAGTTCTGTTCCTCATCATCGCGGTTAATGAGATCGTAAATAGTGTCTCCCATTATACGGCCTTGATCGCGGCCATCCTCGTTGGCTTTCCTTCTCCAGTATTGAGGATCAATCTCTCCTCTGAGGTGTCTGAGGACGGAGTTTAGTAAGTCGTCTAGATCGTATTCATACGGATCGTAGTTCATCGCCCTCGTATCTTCGAAGAGGTAGTTGCCATCCTCATCCACAATGTCGGATGGACGCTTTTCTCTTATGGCCTTCAGCCTTTCAAGGAGAGGACGATAACGATTAGCGACACTTTCAGGAATGCTGAACTGTGGGTTGGTCATATTGAACATCGATCTAGCTTGCGTGTTCCCAAGCACGCCGTTGTTCACGATTGCATCGTACAGATCGTTGAGGGTTATGCCGTCTGTGTTCATCGAGAAGGGCTCAGGCGCTTTCTTTGCGACCTCCTTGACCACTTCCGGTATCATCCCATCAGGCACAGAACTCGAAACAGCATGTCCCGCTGTCATCGAGAGTGCTCTTCGACGGCTCTCATCAAACGGAATCTTGGGGAAAAGGCGATCACGAAGCGACCTGAGAAGAGCACCACCCTTGTTGACAGCGTACTTTGCAGGAGTAGCGAAGGTAATCCCACCAGGACCGATGAGGTCAGTAGGAGCAAAGATCGGAGTCTCAAGTGGTCTATCGACGTACTCTTTGAAGTCGTCGTTCCACTGCCAACCTTCTGGAACCTGATGAGGACCACCGAGAAGTTCCGTCAAGATGGTATCGTCGAACGGGTCACGTTCAACGTCGTAAGGATTCACTTGAACATTTGGACGTGAACGAATCATGTTCATTCCATCAGAACGGTAGGTCTTCGTCGTCGTCTTCTTCGAGTTCGCCGTCTTCCATTTCTTGTTGAGAAAGACGATGCCTCTTTTCTATCTCTTGCAGCAGTCTGTTGTATTTTTCTTCTCCGTAGAACTTTCTCAACGCATCCTCGATGCCTTTAGAACGAGCAGACATTCCGGTCATTCCCGAGTATTCCGCATCAACAAGAGCACTGTGACCGAATGTGCCGAACTCGCTCTTTGCAGCTTCCTCTGCCGCTCCTGATTCGGAGTTGAAGAAATCAAGGTCATCCATATCTTGTCTTATCTCTTCATCAGTAGGTGCGGCAACTTCAGGTGGGAGATCATCATAATCATCATCATCATCATCAAGATCGTATGCTTCATCGACCCAGTCAGGGTCGTTCTCACGAAGTCGCCTATTATGCTCCATGTCTAATTCTCTCGTCACTATATCGTGGGCTTCCCTGAAGTGTTTAGGATTCATCTCAATACGGGCTTGATCGAGGAAGTCTCTCAACCTTCCACCAGCAACACGAGTTCCGTATAAAAAGGAACGACCATTCGGCTTACCATCATCATCCCATCTTGGTCTGTTGTACCAAGTGACTTCATCTGCGTTCCTGATGGCCTCTAGGATAGGACGATATTTCTCTATGATGGTTTGTGGGATTTTTATCTTGTAGTCGTATGGCCCTTTACCATTGTCCGGATCGTATTCTGAAGGATCGTACTTCGTCAGTTCCCCGCCGTCGAGAATTGCATCAAGTAGTTCTCGATCATCGTAGTCGTGTGTCTGGATAATATCCGGTATCAACTCCGTCCACTTGACCTCTGGCTTGATCTCCTCGAACTGAGCATCGAGAATTTCTGGAACTACGTCAGAGATCAACTTCGGCAACTTGGGAACAGTCTTCATAGCGAGTTGAGTAAGACTGTTCCTCAGAAACTCACGGCGATCAGTTGGCCTCGTGATCGCGTTGGTAACTTGTCTCACGATAGGAGACACTTCTGTTGAGGCTTCTGGGATCACTGCTGGAAGATTCGTAGAGCCGCCACTAGCCATGCGACTACGAAGAGCACTGATGATTCCCTTTCCAGCAGCACGGAACGGCCCCGCTCCGATCAAGTCGAGCGGAGACATCGCAGACTCAATCGGCGGGTCTTCTTGATGTATCCCTCTGCTGATGCTGTCTAGTACGTCCATGACGCTGTTGACGGACGCATCTTCAGAGTTCGGATCGATGCCCGTCCTCTGCATGTACTCTTCCATCCACCATGACGGATGGTCTTTCGACTTGAACTTGGAAGGCCAATGATACCGGCCTCCATCGGGCTCATAGCGTTCTGGATAAACGCCCTCTTCCCACGCACCACGATAGTTGTAGTCAGGCGTGTTCAGATCAGGCTCCTCCTTGTATTCCCGTTTGAACTCGGAGAACCAAGGCAGCGAGCGAATCCACTCTTGGAAGTTAGCTTCCTCGAACTCGTCTTGGTATGGACGATTCACGGATAGCTCCAGATGGTCGGTCGAGGACAGCGGACAGGATCATTCGGAAGATCATCGAGATGAACGTAGCGAGATGGACCGTGTTGCTTAAGCCCGATTCCTGTCATGCCGAAGGTGATTGCGATCTGAATCAACTTGATCGCATCAGCACCACGAACCGCGATGTCAACCGCGTGTCCTGTCGTGTGTGGCCCATCTGGTCCTGTCGTGCTGACTGTCTCGTTGTAAGAAGGAGAACGGTAGCCACTCGTCACGATCATCGGTGCGTTGAATGCGATGCGGATGGACTGAAGCTTGTCCATGAAAGACGGAACGACAAGGACACGTCCCGTCCCGTTACACCGAAACTCTGCCGCAGTGAAGTTCGGCCACTTCCAGTCTAGCTGTGCGTCGTCTGCGGTCTCGTAGAGCTGAGTGAGGAGATCACTCACCGCCGCCTCCCAACTTGCTCAAGACTTTCCCGGCTCCTGATCCGAAGAGCCCACCAATCGTAGCGAAGATGCCAATGAGCCACACTGCTCTTCGCTTGATTTCGCGAAAGGAATTGAGATCAGGCTCTACCTCCTTGGAGAGCTTCTCTTCAATGACGTGGACACGAGCGTGGACGACCTTGTCCTCCTGAATGTGTGCTTCTAGAACACCAACAGTCTTGACGAGTTTCTCTGTCGTCACATCCAACTTCTCAAAGAGACGCTCGCGGACGATAGCAGCCGCTTTCTGCTCTGCGATCAACTCGCCGAGCATCCGCGAGACTTCGTGGATTTCCCCGTCAGACATGAGATCACTCGTTCGGCCATGCAGCGAGGATCGCAGTGCGTTCGGCAGCAGTTATTCCGGCGACGTTACCCGCGACGAGTAGTGTCAGCATTCCTGCGACAATGTTCTTGTCGAATCTACTCGCTTGCCAATATCGGCCCTCGGCGTAACGCACACGTCTCGCAAGTTCAGTGTTGCCAGGGTATGTCGCAGCGGCCTCGATGATCTCTTGGAATCGAGCCTCTGCGGCACCTTGCGTCAGGCCGGTTGTCACCAGACCGGCAATCACCGTGTCCATGAACTCTGTCTTAGACAGAGCGCGTGGAGGAATTATCCGGTCTGGAAGATCAATTTCCTCGACCAGTACGCCGTTGTCGAAAACCCGCTGCTTCGGCATTTATTGAGCCCTCAGTCTGATGAACGGAATTCCAGAGGAGATTTGGTCAACTGCGTCCGATGTGCTAGGGAACGCGGCATACGATCTCTGATTTATAGTGCCGTGTCCTCCAGCGCCAAACTGGTTTGCGTCTGGTAATGCAAAATCCATAAGGTGCTCATGGAACTGCACGTTGGCCGCTGCGACGATCATGATCTGTGTCCCGAACGTCGTTTGTGCAATGCCAGCCAGCCAATACAACTGCCCACCCGTCAGCGTTGCCGAGATAGTTGCAGCGTTATCACCGGCTGCGCCACTGGTCGTCAGTTGCCCACCATCGACAACGAGCGCCCCAGGATGTCCGCCGCCGTCATCGGCATAAATCCCAAGCCGAAAATTGATCGTGACCGCTCCCGTGTTGTAGAGCGCGATGCGATCAAACGTCGTGGTCTTACGGCACAGGAACGGAACAAAGTAATCATAGTTTGCCGACATGTTTGCAGTCCCGTGCTGCGCTAACGGAACTGCACCGCAGTACCATTTTCCAGAGGTGTAGCCGATGCCAACCGGCATGTTTGGCCGGTGCGTCATTGGTCTCGCGATAGCAACCATTATGTCCAATCTCCCAAGGTTGAGTCGTAAGTGATGAAGAAGGTTTCGATTATGGTTCCCATCGCAAGAGTGGATGTGGAACCATTGATCTTCTTCCCGTTCGGAGCAATCGAGAACGTGTAGCCCGATGACGAGTAGAAGACTGCGAACCCGATCTTGTCTCCGTCAGTCGGACTCGCTGGAAGGGTGACGGTTGTGTTCGAGCCAGGGGCGACCGGGTAGAACGTATTGGAGGAAGCCGCGAATGAACTAGTCTGCCTCGAACCGACACTGAGGCCGAACACAGTAGCCGATGGATAGGCGAGAGAAGCAGTCGCGTTTGCTGTCGGGAGCTTCGCGATCCTTCGTGTGACGATTGCTCCGGCAGAGATGCGGATGAAGATGTAGACATCCTTGTCCACATCCATCACGAAGTCCGAGGAGAGACCGTCGATGGTCTGTCCGTTCCTCGCAACCGTGATTGTACCGGCGGCAAGATCGCGGGCGATAATGACCGCTTCACCAGCGTTCATGGACGGAAGCGTGACGGTCGCCGCAGCAGTGACACGATATGGCGTGTTGGCTGTGAGCGCCTGACTTCCCGTGACGTTGGTGAAATTCAGTTCATTGGCGAGTTCCATCGAACTCCAGTTCGCGGATACGACGGTCCAGTAAGTCGGATTTGAGGATCGTGTGCTGGCGAACGTGGTGGGAGAAGCAACGCTCGTGTGATTGACGTTGCAGACCCAGATGGAATTCAAGTCTGGATCGATAGCACGATTGCCTACGACATAAGCAGTCGAGTTCTTCCAGACAGTTGCGTTCGTGAAACCGGCAAGAGCAGCGAAGATGTCATCGATGTCGTCCATGTTTCCATTGACGGTATCGTGCCAAGTCGCGTCATTGAAGTCGTGCTTGCCGAGCCTGTAGTTGGTTGTATAGGTGACACTCACCGCCGATTACTCCCATGAAGACGAGAGACAGTCAGAGAGATAAGCCGTAGATCGTCTTTGGATGAACCCTTGATGCGATACTTGGCTATCTTGAATCGGACGGGCCACGCCCAGAGGCGTTCTTCAATGGTGCGTCGGCCACCACCGTAGGGCTGGTCATAGTTGCCGTAGCCCCCGGAGTCCCCGCCGACGAATTGAAGCGTCAATTCAGGGTCATCTGCATTATCCTCGTCGTACCGAATGTTGTCAACGTATGTTTCGAGCGTGAACGAGGATGTGCCCTGTGTCTCCAGACTGATGTATTTGCCTGTCTTCACTCCGGTTCTGTCCCCGAAGTCCACCCACGGCATCTCGTTGTCGAAGCTTACATCGTCTCCCGTGGCTCCATTCGGTCCATTGATGCGATCCGCGAAGAACTCATCGACTTCCGATCCATAGACGTAGATGCGAGTGGTATCTGCGAGGAAGACGCGATTGAGGAACGAGAGACATGCTGCTCTCCAGTTCCAACCAGTGAATCGTGCCCACTGAGTCTTCTTGTCTCCAGGCTTCGACGTGTAGATGAAGCCAGTAGTCTCCGTCAGATAGGTGTCGTTGGGATGATTGGGGACGAAGAGCATGTATTGATCTTGAATCCTGTTGTAGACAGCGAAGACGCGGTTCAGGAGAGCCGTCTCATCAAGATTACGAAGCATAGAACGAAGAAGAGGGTCCACATTGCGAGAAGCCTTCCTTGGCCGCAGTGTTCCAGTGAAGAGTGCCTGAGAGACACTTGGGATACCGTTGTTGTCGCACATCAAGAACTCGTCACCGACAGAGATCATTGATCGATGAGAGACCGACCCGTACTGGTCAACAGCGTCTTGGTAGAGAGGATCGTGAGCACCGGCTGACGTGTATCTGTCGATCTGTGGGAAGAGAGATGCCTTATCGAAGGCGACGACAGGACGATCACGATAGCGGCCAAGCCCACGAATCTCACTTGTTCCCGCGATCTTCGAGAGATCATCGTTCCTCGCGATATTCGGAGCAGGATCACCAGCCCACGTACCACTCGCATCCTTGTGAGAGATGTAGAGCGTACTCGGGTTCGTAGCGTTGCCAGCGATGATGAGGAAGTGGTTCATCGCCACGATGTATCTGCCGATAGGAGTATTGGCGTTGCTACCTGTCGGAATGTCCTTGAGATAGTTGCAGCCGAACGCGGCAGTGATTAGGAGCGGCTTGTCCACACCGTTGACTGCGATCAACTCTCCACCGAACTCTGCGAAGTTGACCACCTTCGCTGTCGAGGACCAGAACGCAACACCGAGACCAGCGGCAATCGCAGCGTCCCAGATACGAGTGAGCACACCAGCGCCGTTGACCTTCGCGATCTGTCCTGTCGTGGTCGCTACAACGATGAAGTCGTTGTAGTAAGTCATGTTCAGGATGTTTCCAGTCATCGTTGACGTGGCACCATACGTGTAAGTGCCAGAAAGATTCTGGATGAGTGTCGGGTCTGTCGGAGTGAAGGCACCGACGTTGATATAGAAGGTGTGAGCGTCAACGACAGTCACAGCCTTCACACCATCGATGGCTGTGCCGAGAATGCCGTTGATGTTTCCCATTGAGGCGAACGTGATGTTGTCGCCTGTCGTCAATCCGTGGTGGATTCGATTGATGTAGAGATTGGGAGAAGAGGAGAGAGTGAAGTCGGCTTCGAAGTAGTCATCATCGCTCATCGTGAAGGTTGCCGCAGAATCGACGCGGCAGAAGAGACGAGTACCGTATCGTTTGCGAATTCCACCGCCAGAGTCGCGGTACATATTGTCGAGCTTGACCTGATAACTCGGGTCGAGGTTTAACTCGTTGTCGGCGACGTTGAGACCGCCGTCAAAGTCGCGAAGGGTGGAGTGACGAAGTGGACTAGTCATCACTGCCACTCCGTCATCTGGCTACCTACTCCTGGGTTGAGGGGAACAGGAGAGACCTTCATGATGTCGGTCGCGACTTGGGAGATGCGGTCGAGGAAGTCTGCCTTGAAGAGAGCAGCCTGTTCCATGTTCGCTGCATCCTGCGTGGCGTAAATCCACGCAGCACGGAGGACGACAGAGTCGAAGTCGAGACGTATTTCATCATCTGTCGTGAAGTCATCCGGTTTCGTTCTCACGTAGAGATCGAGGTCGCCTGTTGATTCTGCCGGGTAAACGCGGAAGAGACGATCAACGTCGTCGTTGTAAGAAGTGAAGTACTTCGCCTGTGTTCCTGCAACTGTGTTGGGATTGAGCGTAACAGGGAGACCGAGAACCTTCGTCTCCGTGTCCCCAAGATACATGACCGCGATGTCTTGAATCCTCTTCACATCGTCTGTCACGTCCGCGTTTGGAATCCCGATTGTTCCGTCGAGAGTGACCGTGATCCACGATGAATAGATCGGCCACCACATCTTGTCGAAGATTTGATTGAAGGCTCGCTGGATGTAGCGGCCCATGATGTCTTCTGAGTACGTCTGGACGCTTGTGCCTGGGACTTGAGAGAGTTCCCACACGACTGCTTGAATGGCGTCAGAGAAGGTAGGGAACGAGAGAGCCATAGCTTCCTCCGAATAGGAAGAGAGGGGCCGGTGGAAGGAACCCGGCCCCTCTCAATACTCACATCAGACGACCGTCAGGATCAGCCGCCGTAGTGAGCGATTCCGTGCAGACCGCCGTTCGTACCATTGTGGGAATTGTCCGCAATGGCAACGACTGACAACTGCTTCGAGCCGTCAGGCGTCGTGGTGGACTTGTAGCGTCCACGAGGCTCGCCGGTAGAAGCAGTCGCCGGGTCGGTGAGCACTGGAGCAGTCAACGTACCAGCAGCAGCATCCACACCATCAGCAACTTCACGGATGACGTAGGTCGTCTTGTAAGGAAGACCCAACTCTCGTCCCCAACCCGCCGTGATCGTACCCGCGTTGGAGGCGAAGACCAGCTTGTCGATGGTCTTGTAGCACTTGATCGTCGTCACAGCGACGTTCGACGTGATCGTCAGTGACTCGATGATCGGCTGACCAAGATAGTCGCGACCGTAGATCGTGACTACCGAGGAAGCCGTCGAGGCCGCACTGACGAACTGCAAGCTCGATCCGAATCGTGCCGTGGCGAGGTAGGCCGTGGACGATGCGAACTGCGACCGCACGAACGTCGTGGTCGAGGTCAAGATCGTTGCCGTGTTGCAGAGATTGGTATTCGACGCTGTCAGCGGCGCACCAAACTTCGCGATGTACACGGCTCCCTCCATGATGTCGGCGGCATACGACATCACCGGAACGTAGCTGTTCACCGGAGGATTGTAGTCAGCGTGGGATTTTTGGAAAGCAAGAGGCATTGTGATTCACTCCTTCTGGTTCAAGCCGCTTTGGCCTGTTCTGTCTTCGCCTTGACCGGCATCGACAGACCAGGAATCCCAAGACGACCGACAACGTCGCCAGAGTTCATGTCGATCATCTGTGGGTCTTCGAGGAATCCAAAGCGTTGCATGTCCGACTCGCGTTCAACGAAGATCGAGTGACCACGAGGGAACACGACCATGTAGCCATGATCGTATGTCTTCGTGATGACTTCAAGCTTGTTGACCACCTTGTCGCCCTCTTTGACCTTCTTGTAACGGCGAACCGTCTTCGTGAAGGGACCAGCCTGCTTCTGGACGAAGAAAGCCGGCTTGATGTCACGAGGTTGAAGATCACTCATGGCTCACCTCACTCGTTGATCAACACAGCCTGTGAGCGATACGCACGCCACAAGCAGAGCTGACCTTGCCAGATGACTCGCGAACCAGAGGCGTCAACCGTCCACGGAGAAGTGAGCTTCTTCGTGGTCATGTTGACGTGCCGCAGGATGTGGAGACGAAGGTACTTCGAGTTGATGAAGTACGCTTTGTTCACCGGGCAGTCTTCGTCGTAGAGGATCGTGATGCCAGCGTGCGACACACCAGAGAAGCCCAGGTCGTACATCTTCGACCCGCTCTTCGAGGTGTTGAGGTTGATCACCGCCTTGTCACGAACCGCCTGACGATAGTGACGCATGATGTTGCGTCCAGCCAGCACGAGGTCGGGCTTCTCACCCTTCACAGTAAGATCGAGAAGGATGTCATCAAACGCTTCTTCGATGTTGGTCGAATCGAGAGTCGAGTCGAAGTCGTAAGATGAAGTGCGCCACTGGGTTTCCGTGACGCGAGAGACACCACCCAGAGTTCCGGTCGTTGGATCGTCTGGAATGACGTTGCCGAGACCGTATGGGTCAGTGCCCGAGCCGGTCGCATACAGATACGACGAGAAACGCTCCTTGATGCTCTCTTCCAAGACATCCATCTTGGCCTTGAGCAGCTTGAAGATTTGCGCTTCACCGCGATTCTCGTCTTCCTCCTGCTGAGAGATGACAACCGTACCCGCGACACGCGCCCATGTGTAGGTGACGGTCGTGAATTCGTTGGTCTGAGCAGTCGGGAGAGCGTTGTAGTACTCATAGGACGTGACGTTCGGATTGCGTCCAATCGTCAGCGGATTGGTGATTTCCTTTCCGCCGTCCTCAAACTCAACCTGTTCATTCGCGAATTGCCACGCCATGAAGGCGTTGCTCTTCACGCTTGCCATGATGAGCTTGCCACGCGATTTCGTCAGCGTGGAATGCGTGACAGTAGCGAGAGTCATGAATCATTCCTTTCAGATTTTGTACCCGTTCTCTCGCATCGACGCCTTGATGATGTCGGAGTACGAAGAAGACGCGGGCATTGGGGTTGGGTCTTGTTCTTCGCCGTCCCCATTCACGGGTGTCTCTGTCCGGAGACGAGAACGTGGGGGACTGCCGTTCGCTGGTGCCCTCTTGATCTGCCCTCTTAGGGGCTGAGACCAATCGAGACCGTTCTTCTGGAAGTGCAACCTGAGTTCGTAGTAAGCGGCCTCAAGGTTCAAATCCGGGTTACGGTCGAGAAGAAGAGCAATCTCTTCTTCGTGTGCGGAGGCGTCGGGATGACTCGCCATGAAGCGGTCATACGTGTCGCGAACCTTACGGTCCACTTCGCCTCGGGCTTCTCTTGCGGCCTGTGCATCCGCAAGGGGCTTGGTAGCTTCCGAGATCATCTGCTTGATAGCAGCTAGATCGACGGAGCCGCCGCCAGCATCCACTTTAATACCAGCGGCCTTGGCTTGTGTCAATAAATGCGAGATCAGGCGGGCAGGGTCTTCTTTCCACGCCTTAACAAGGGCATAGCCACTCACAGCTTCAGCGGGAGTAAGGCCATGCTCTTTATATGAAGACGCTTCCTTGAATGCCTGAATCTCACGACGAAGAGCAGGAATCTCTACCTCGTGAGAGTGACGATACTTCTCGAAAAGACGGCGTTGAGCACCGCCTTCTACGAGTTGCCGACCGTCTTTGTCGAGGAGAGGCTTCGGTCCCTTGAGAGTCTGCCGGTCTTTCTGCGGTTCCTTCGCTTGTTTGACCGGCTGTTCTTCTTGTTCGACCCTCTCTTCCTTAACTGGTTGTTCTTCACCCTGATCTGCGGGTGTTCCTTTGTCTTGTTCTTGTTCCTGTTCCTGACCGTCAAGACCAAGACGCTCTTCTTCCGTGACACCACTCTGCTTGAGGATGTCTTCCATGATTCCGCCTTCCTTCTCAGCCATTGTAGTTCTCCTTCCTAGATCGGTGGGGGTTGTCCAGTCACTTCAGTGATCGCCTGAACAGGATCGGCTCCTGACTGGATGAGAGAGACGACCTGTTGAGCTTGTTCGGGTGGAAGCTGCGAGAGGAACTGATCAATCTGTCCTCCACCTTGAGCAGCAGGTTGAGCTTGTTGCTGTTGACCGTCAACCTGTTGCTCTGTGTTGTCGGCTGACATGCCAATCTGCATCTCAACCGTTCTCCTGATGAATTCCCAGTCCTCTTCCTTGATACTCACGTCATCGAAGGCGTTCTCTAGTGCCTTCAAGGCGATGACGATAGCAGCAGGAGTAGCACTGGCGAACTGTCCGAGAACTTGAGTGATGTCGATGGCCTCTCTCTTCTTCTCGTCTGAGTTCGGCTTCTGAGTTGAGCCTGAAGCTACAGTAACGGAGGAGATGATGTAAGGAAGCTTCTCTGGACCGATTGGCATAGAGAATGCTTGCCAGATTTTACCCTGAACAGGACCAAGCATCTTGGCAACGTCTTCCGGAGTCATGTTCATCAAGCAGAGTTGGAAGAGACCGAGAGCGATGTCACTGATCCAGTCTTCAACGATGTCCGTCTTGTCTCCAACACGAACAGTCCGCGACTCTGCGTACTGACTGATGGCCTGATTCGTCGTGTTCGTCTTGAACTGTCCGCCGCGACCGGCCTCGTTGACCGGAACAATCCTGTCGATGGCGTTGTAATGCGTTGTCTTGTCGAACAACTGCATGAAGTTCACGCCAGGAGGAGGAACAGAGAAGACGGCGTCTGTCATCTTGACGCCTTGTGCTCCTAGACGAACGCCGTAAGCACCGTTCGTCTTTCCTCCTTCAAGAACCTTCGCCATCGTCTGTTCATCGATCAAATCGAGATTGTACCAGATGTTGAATCGAGCCCAACGACGAGCGAGACGAGCGTGCTCATTGATGTCGTTGATCGCATCCTGCTGATCGAGATAGTAGGACACTTCTCCCTTCGCATAGACGCCCTCGATGGGAGTGACGAGCATCAGAGGGTAGAAGGGGAAGAAGTTCGGTAGACTGAGAGGATCATTCCACACCCAGAGCGGCCACTTCATCTCGTTGGCGAGATACAACTCTACCCGACGAGTCACTTTGTCCCAGACGTAGTAGACCTTGCTGCGCTTCGCACTCTCATACTCTTCCTGCGAGTCGTAGCCGTAGATTTTGGCGTCGTCCTTGTCGAAGATTGAGTAGTCTTCCTGATTCTCACTCTTCTTCTTCTTGACGACGTAGTCGGGTTTGAAGATCAGGGTGTGTTGTCCCTGCTTGTCCTTCTGCATGTACTTGGCTTGGAGGAACTTGGTTGAAAACATCGCCTCCTTTGCCATCCATTGAGCATCTGAAAAATCCGAAGCAGTCGCGTTGGGATCAACAAGTACGGCGCACTCGTTAAGGATTTCAAGTGTGGGACCACTCGCAGCGAGGAGATCGTACTTATCGTCGATAGCGGCAAGTTCGGCCTCAAGGGTTTCAATCTCCTCTTGCTTCGTTGCCTTTTCAAGAGCCTTCGAGATTCTTTGGACATCAGCGTACATCTGATCACTGGACATATCCTTCTTGACGTAGTCGATTTCAGCCCAAACAAGGTTCGTAAGCTGACAGCGCATGATTGCCTGTCGTGCTTTCGCCTTGAGGGATACGCCAGGAGAAGATTTTCCAGAAAGAATGGTGTTGATCAGACGTTCACTGACAGTGACGAAGTCCTTGAGGTTCGGGTCTTCGAAATTCGGAGTGAATTCGATGCGAGGATTGCGTGAGAAGATGCGCGGGGTGAGAGCCATGACGTTGGAGAAGACGACATTCTCAATCTCGCTCGATTCATCCTTGCGGATGGTGCTCGACTTCACGCGATTACCGTTGCGAGTGACCATCTGATCACTCTTGAAGTAATCAACGGCCTCGTTCCAGGCGTCCTTGAACTCTTCTCTCATCTTCTCGGCAGCAGCGATCCTCGCTTTCCACAAAGGACCGCGCTTCTGAGAGACGGGAATTTTCTGATCCCCGATCATCTGGAAAGAGTTGAGCTTGCTCGGCTTCGGAGTGCTTGTGGAGACGCCAGATTGCTCAAGAATCTTGTCTTCGACTTCAGCCATAGCGAACCTTCCTCTCTCCGTTCTCTGCATCGCTCTCTGCCCAGTACTCTAGGCCGAATGTACGCTTGCGGAATGGAATAACCACCTTCCCGAGATTGGGACGACGCGAGAGAGCGTACTTTAGAGCGTCTAAAAAGTGGTCATTCTTGTCTACCGGCTCATCTTCGAGGAACTCCCCGTCCTTTTTCTTCCACATATACGTTCCAAACTCATCCACGATGAACTGGAGATGAGAAGAGAAGTAGATGTGTGGAGCATTGTCTCCACCGTAGAACGGATTTGTGTGATGACGAGTCCTTGTTAGGTATTGTCTGATCTTTGTGATGCCTGGGATGACGGCATTATCACCCTTCCCCATCCTGATGTCCACTTCGAGGAAGAGATCGGCGACTGTCTGTGAGAGAATCTGCCGACTTCCCGGTTTCTTCTTGAAGATGTCAGGATCGGCGGTGATTATCCCGTCTCTATCGATCCCCCACTTGTCTCTGATCTTCGTGATCTCCTTCGCCTGATCATCGATCTCGAAATTCGCCTTGTGGAAGCCGTCAACGATGAAGAGGTTGTTGTCAGCATCGACAAGAATGAGAATGTAGCAGGACGGAGACACGATTCCGTAGTCGTATCCCTCAACGACGACGAGACGGACGTGCTCTCCACGAAGACGAGTGACGACTTTCTGCATAAGACCGGGATCGATCATATGCACTTGCTCGTCAAACTGATCGTAGACCAGTCCCTCGTATGCTCCCCACTTACCGAGAAGGAAACGCTCCTTCATCTGGCCCGTGTAGCTCGCTTCGAGTGATGCGATGTAGTCTTGTGGGAGATTCTCCTTGTTCTCGTAGGTCGATCCCTCAAAGAGTTCGATCTGAGGATGACCCTCAACGTCCACAATCAAGAATGGATTCTTGATCTTCGCCTTGTAATCGTGGACAGGCTTGATGATCCGCTTGTAGAGCCAGTTTCTCGTCGGGTTTGAGGTGATGATCAAGAAACGCGGACCAGTCAGCGGCATCTTTGTATCGGTGCCGACGTATCGAGTTGATCCACGCAGACGACCAAGGAGATCGAGGAAGTCTTTGTGCTCGAACTCTGGGTCTTCCATCTGATCAACGACGATCAAGTCGTAAGTGGCAGACAGAAGGTTCGATGATGTGTCTTGCTCACTCGAACCTTGCTGCGACACGTAGCGGAAGTTGATCACGCTTCCGTTCTCAAGCACGACGTTGTTGGGCTTGTCGGTCTTCCTCTTGATCCAAGACCTCGGACACCACTTGAGGAACTCAGCCTTGAGCGTGTCTTCCAGCTTCGGGTACGTGGAGCGAGCGAGAAGAGCATTCATGCCAGGATATTCCTGAGCGAGAATGAGCGTCTTGATCGCAGCGGCACTAGTCTTGCCGTTGGCGTAACCTCCTCCATAGAACTGAATCTTCGCGTGTGATGCGAGGAACCGTTCTTGGAGAGAGCCTTCCCGTACCTTGAAGGAAGGAGCACGCATCAGACTAAGAAGTCACCGAAGCCGATGACACACGTTGTCGATGCTCCAGATGCGATCAGCGAGAGAGTCTGATTTCCATCTCGGACGGAGAAGTTGACCTCCTGCCCCGGAGCAATCACGACATCGTAGGCAGAAGTTGTCGCTGTCGTTCCCTGCCTGACGTAGATGAGCTGAGAGGCGTGGTAGTTTCTGATGTTGCAGAAACGACCTTTAGGAAGCGACCCCATGAAAGAGTTCGCTGGTCCCGAAGGATGGATTTTTGGGATCAATACGTCGGAAGCCGACGCCCCAATCGATGCTGTCTGGGATGTGTTCGTGATGAACGCCGTCATGACCGCTCTCCTCTAAGAGTTTGTTACGAAGGTTAGGATCGAGATGTAGATGATGTAGTGCTGCCCAATCTGGGAGCAGCCCTCTTCCGATGAAGTTTACACGGAACTCCGGAGGGAATCTTCCCTCTTTTTGGGCGTTTAGAAGTGTTCCAAGTTCATGAGCCGCATCTTCTAGCTGCACGAACATTGGACTGTTCGTGACGTAGCGATGGATCAACTTCAACCTCGTCTCGGGATCAGACAGTCCCACAGTGATCTTCATCGCTTCAATCTTCACGTTCTTCTTCTTAGCTTCAACGTGAAGATCATCACCGCTGTAGCAAGAGTCGAACCCTGCGAGGACCGTCTCTGTGAACCACATATAGTTGGGATTCGCGAGACGAAGGAAGCGGAGACCAGTAGTTGATCCACCACCGATGAGATGACTTGGATCAATCTCGCACAAGTCGGCGAGAATGTCCGGATTGTCGTCTCCCTGATAGTTGTGGACGACAGAGACCTTGAAGTCCTTCAGTTTGTCGAAGACATTCTGGTCGCAGTAAGAGCCAACGAGGTACTCGGTCTCTTCTCTCGGTGTGAAGTAGTCACCTACCCACTGTCGAGAGTCGGTTAGGTACATGATGTCTACAGGAATGCCGTTGTCGAAGAGGAAGTCGTGAGCTGTGTTGACTGCTCCGATGACCGCTCCCTGTAGATGCATCCTTCTTATCCACTCGATGTCCTTCCGCAAAGAAGGCCCTGAGCCACATATAATAAGTGTCTGACCGAGACCGACCTTGATGAACTTGTCGATCCCTGGATACTCCTGGCTTCTCTTCGCAATCCTGAAAGCTCTCTCTAGTTTACCCTCGTCTCCTGCATCGAGAGGATTTACGATTGAGATTCCCAAGCCAGTACTGAATTCATACTCATTAGAGAAGACGAGTCCTTCATTCATTTTCTTCCTGATTTTCAGTCTGAGCGCAGTATCGTCCATTGCCTTCATCCCTCCAGTGTTGGCAAGTCTTTAGAAGATTCACGCTTGATGAACTCTATTTTGAGGCCGCCAGCCACACTAATACGGTGTTGCACGATGTCAGCGGGACGGTAGCCAGCACGGTCAAGAACATCCTGAGCAGCACGAAGAGCGATGTCATCTTCTGCATTGTTCATGACCTCGTAGACTTTATCGACCGCTCCTTTGCTCATTGCAGCGAAACGGAGTCGCATGTCCTCGCTGTTCATGTCGAGGATTGACTCAGCGAGTTTGTCTCGAAGTTGTGTGTAGACGGAAGAGCCGACGACAGTATCGAACTGAGATTGAGTGATCCCGAGTGCCTTGATGATCTCCTGCTGTGGAAGACCGATCAACGAGTAGCAGAGAGCCGCAGCAACTCCGTTCAACTTCTTGGGTTCAACCGAGAAGTCTTCAAGACGGTTCGTAGTCGGGACATGATTATAAGTAGACGCGGGCAGAGAGTCCTTGTTGGGAGTCTCTGCCCGATCTCTTATGATCTTCCCGCTTGCTGTGGAGATTCGGGTTCCATCAGCAAGCTCGATCTCTTGGATTGGAGCGATCTCGTTCATTTTCTCGTTTGAACGGCTACGTTCCGTCGTAGGTAATCTTTGAGTAACGACGGTTGGTACTTCATATACCATTTCACTAACGGCCCAATACCGAACGGAAGCATCTCGGGACTGAAGTCGCTATTCGAAGAACCTTTGAGGTATTTAGCGATGATCTCGTCGTTCATTGATTCATTCGAAGCGTTCTGAATCGAGAAAGGAGCAGTGTTGTATTTGTTCAGTGTGGTAGTTTCTGTATCCTCATCCGGGTCTTCTCCTCCTTCTCCTTGACTCTTAACAGGAGGAGCTTTCCTCAAGTCATCCTCGTATCCCCAAGCAGCATCAAAGACGGCTTGAAGTTCGTCACTTCTCCCTTCGTCTTTCATCCCGATAGGAGAACGACTCATGATTGCTCCATCTTCATCATTGCCGATAGTATCCGGCTTCGAAGGAGGAACGGTCTTGAGGATGTCTTCCTCGGTCTTCTGTGCTCTCTCCTTGTTCTTAGGAGCAGCGTCCATCAGCCGATTCACATTGTCGTTCGTCCATCCGTCGTACTTGGAGATAAGATCGGACACTCCTCCGAGTTGAGGACGAGGACCAAAGTCTACTGGGACTCTGTTCTTGGTGTATTCCACATCCTTCATACTCTTTCTCTTGTTGCTCTTGTCCATAAGAGCAGTACCGCCAATGAGAGCGGCAAGACCGGCTAAAGCTGGAGCAAAGAAAGCCATGTTTGTTCTCCTAAGAAAGAAGGAGAGAGCCGCCTTCCAACGACTCTCTCCTTCGCATGATCCTGTGACTAGAGGGGGAGTGTCTGGGGGGAGACACGTTTAAGTCAATGCAGGACCACCATTCCCTGACAAGTCGGCGGGGAAGCTCGGTCGAGTCTTCATTGTCGCGATCTCATTGATCGTGTTCGAGTTGCTTGTCGAGTTCGCCGCGAGAGTCGTGATCGTCTGACTCTCAATCGTTCGAACTCCACCGAGTTGACCAGCATCCGAGTCAACTTGCTGCACTCGCTTGTTCGTCACGCTACCTGTCGTGGAACCTGATGCAGTGATGAGGTCTACGATCTGATCTCGCAGTGCTTTCGCGGTCTTTCCGTTACGAACCCGCACGAAGAGCTGTGAAATCCCAGGACGCCGGTTGTTCAGGAGTGAATAACCACCTGATCCCCAGAAGTCCGCGTAGAAAGCTGCCATGTTCGTGTCCTCTCATGGAAGGGTGAAGGAATCCCCACCGATTTTCCCCCGGCGGGGGGTATCCCCATTTTAGAAACAAAAACGGAAAAAGCAAGAGAGAAGGGGGGTGCCTTTCTTTCTTATATAGTAGAAGGGACGAAAGAAAGTAACACGAACACACGAAATGGGTGAACAGGCCCCACGAGGAGCGAAGCTCCTCGACCATCATCGATGTCCCGAACCATTTCACCACATAGATCACCACATACCACACATAGAACACGATAGAACGCAGAAGCTCACAACTCATCACGACTTCCACCCGGTTCCCCTCTCTTTATGTAGATAGAAGAAAGAAAGACACAGGGATCACCTGGAGATGGTCGATTGCACCTCCTTCGATCTTATTTATACCATTCTACTCAGGAAAGTGCCCCCCTTTTGGGAATCGTGGGGGGGAGAGGACCACAACAAGCACACAACAAGCAGATACCAAGCAGATAACAAGGAGACACCAAGCACACACCAAGGAACAAACGGAGTTCGCTGCTAGATCAGCGTCTTACCCACCACTCCCTTTGCTTTCTACATAGTAGTCAGTGTGTGTTGTACCTTCATGTGTTCTTCCTTCTACATCGTATGGGCGTCCCCTCGTCGGACTTCTCACGAAGCCGACGAGGTCAGGCTCTCGTCGCCGCCCAAGAGCGGCGATGGAGCCCCGTCCCCAAGAGGCCGGGTCTCCACCCTAAAGGGCTTCGATCCTTGACGCGAACAAGCAAATAACAAGGTGTCGATATTGCGTCGAGGAGAGTGACTCGTCTTCGGGTCCTCCCCATGTTTTATTTTTAATCGCAGTATGGGGACCCCCCCCTACAGCCTTCGTCTTTCTCCTGCCGCAATATCGAACGCATTGGGCGATGGGAGATGCACTCCCGTATCCGCCCTCCCATCGCCCAAGGCTTTGTATAACAAACAAGTGTCCTAAAACGTACCACAGGACCGCAAGTTCCCGCTGTCAAGACCGGCGGGGGAGCATGAACAAACTTTTAATGCGGGAATAAACCGCATTAAAAGCGCGACTGCATCGAGTAGTTGGAGAGGGGAAGAGTTCGCTGACCGTCGCGGCTTCGCTTTGTCACCCCCGCCGCGAGAACTCATACTTATTCTTTTTGCTTCGCAGTTCTTTTGAATGAGTTGTCTTGACAGCTCGCGGTCCTGTGGTCCTGCGGATGAGTCATGTCAATCCAGGCAGACAAACCAAGCAAAAGGAGTGCGTATCATGGAATCGTGTGTATCAATCATCGTCACAGCATCGCTGCCGAATTCGGATCGAGTTCGCTTCTATCGTGAGTACTTCCTCTCTCCGTTCGAGCATTACAGCAGGAATGGGCGTGGTGAGATCACGCTCAAGTACAGAGTGCAGCGTGCGATGCAGCGTCGGGTGACGATGCTGAACTACCGCGCTCGTTCACTGAAGAAGCGCGCTGTCTTCAAGTTCCATATCAGAGATCGGAAAGGGGGGGAGTGACCGCCATGAAGATCGCATTAAACAGC